TCTTGTACTTCTAGCTACTAAGAATGTACTTGTTTGTAAGTAATAAGTTTTTCCACCAATAATTGTTGCAATTAAATCTTCTCCCCAATTATCTAAAGCCCATATTCTTGGATTTTGAGTTATAACTCCTGTTGGTCTTGCTGTGCCCCAAGTAGAGAATCCCCATGCGGCAGCTCCCCAACCCACTCCTAATTGAGTTGTATCTGCTCCTACATTAATTTGAAAAGCGGCAGCAGCAGCTGTTTTAGTTCCAGATGATCCCGGTGTCCCAAGTTCAGCTACATCAATTAAAAAGTTATTTTGATCTACTGTATCATAAACTTCAAACTCTTGTTGCATTTCAGTATCAGTAATATTTGTAATAGTAGATCCTGACACAGTTGAAAAAGTTACGAAGTCTCCCGCTATACACCCATTAGAAGTAGATGAAACATTTACAAGTGTACTTCCTGAAGTAAAAGTAAATACAGCAGATTTAGTAGTAGATATAGGAGTTACATCATAGAAATTGTTATCATAATAAATATACAATTTTCTATCTGTACCAATAGCAGATAATGAATTTCCATCTAAATCTGTGTAATTATGAATATCTCTAGCAACACCAATAAGATGAAATGGAGGTGAAACGTTTTGCCAGCCACCTATCTTTTCAGGGATTCCATAACGGAATCGCATATTATCGCAATCAGTCCAACCGCCTTCGGCTCCGTATAGTGTATCTTGTTTGTTGATACCGGGACGTGGAAATTTTACTTTGGTTATGGGCATAAAACCTCTATTAAAAGAGATTTTATATCACTTTTTAAACCAAGCTGGAAGTCCTAAATGCGGCCTTCCATCAAATATATTTTCTTTTGATCCCTTAGTTTCAATATTATTATAGTGTAAAAATACTTGACCACAGTTTTCACCCTCAAAAGGTTCTCTCCAATGTTCTAATTCATTTCCACGGTAAACTAACATATCACCCGGTTGTAATAATACCTTAACTCCTTTTAGGCCTTCTTTACCAGATGGTTCTAAATATATTGGCCAATGGTCTCCACCTAAATGTAATGTAGTAGATATTTCACAACTAAATCTATCTTTATGGCGATGTAAAACATCTCCTTTTTTATAGATTCTTGCGTAAGAATAATTTGGATTTAATTTTAATTTTGTATATTTTTCCATAGCGGATAAAACTTTTAATAATAATGTTTCCATTACAATATCGGAATAATGAGAATAAGTATTTGGTACTTGTTGGTCATTCCATATTCCAAAATAATCAGTAAACGGAGAAATATATTTAGTATTAAATAATGTTTCGGAAACTTTTCTTTTTAATAAAAAATAAGAATATATAAAATCTGCTAATTCAAAATTTATAACTGATTTTAAAATTATATATTTATTTTTTTTAAAACTCATAGTTTTGGTATTGCTTGTAGATTAAAATGTATAAATCTAAAGGGTTCTATTCCTGCATCCATTACAAATTCATGAGTCAAATAAGAGTTGAATACTATTAATGTACCAGGTGAAATTTTAAAATTAATTTTTTCACTAGATAATGTTGCTTGTGATTCATCTTTTTGTCTTAATTGAGACATTAATTTAGTAGGTCTTGGATCATGAAATATTGGATAAGATGTTTTATCCGAACATTTTAAAAAATAAAAACCTGAAATATGGTTATTTGAGTGAATATGATTATTATGATATCCGCCTCCTTTTTTTGAAAACTCTTGTACCCATAATTCATTCCATATTAAATTATAAGAAGACATATCAAATCCTTGATGATCTAAAAGTTTATATGAAAACCCAGACACATAGTCTGTAAAAGTTTTCATTTCAGGATCTATAAACATAGGCTCTGAATGATGTGTTAAACCAAAATCATTTATTTTTTTCTTATATAATTTTTCTCTTTCTTTTATTAATTTTTTATTATTTTTAATTGCTTTTTTAATATACCTATCAGATATTTTATTAATAGGTTTAACCCATTGTGGTATATCGACTAAATAAATAGGTGTTTGAAAATAAATTTCTGTCTTTATAATCTCTTCTTCCATTTAATCTTTATATATGTTTTTTGAAAGGAAAGCAAATAAACTAGTTTCTTCTTTAACTAGTTTTTCCCAAGATTTTTTACGCAAATTCATTTTGTTTATACTAGGCAATACGTTTTTTTTAAAATTACTTAATGTTTCATGTACATTTGTATATATAATAGATTCAATATTAGTTGGTCCCCAATGCATTCCTGCCGCTATACAATGAAATCCTCTTCCATTACTAAAATGATATCTAATATCTTTTAAAATAGCCGCTTCTAAAAACCCCCCTAACATAGAAGGGTTTAAATTAATTAATTTTTCTTCCCATTGTTTATTAAAGTTATGTTTCCAATATTCAGTATCTTCTCTTTGAGATAAAGCATAATGTAATGCTACAAATTCTGCAAAATTCCTAAATAATTTTTTTGATTGAAAAGTATAATTATCCTTATCCCATTGAGATATTTTATCTCTTTTTAAATTTTTAATAAGATTAAATAAAAATTCATGCACTGAAAAAAGTCCATTGCTTTCTAATGGCTCTATAAATCCAGCTGCTAAACCTATTGCACATACGTTTTTAACAAATAATCTTTTATGTATACCCACTCTCATTTTTATTTTTTTAAACTCTAATTCTTCTGTTCCTAAGTAATTTTTAAATTGTTTTAATGCGCTATCGTCATCTATAAATTTATCTGAATAAACATATCCTGTGCCTATTCTTGACCATAATGGAATATTCCATACCCATCCATTTTCTATTGCAGTACAATTTGTGTAACCAACAAGTTCTTTTTCTTTGTCTTTATAAGGCATTCGTGTAGCCCAAGCTGAATTGTTAGGAAGTAAATCTGCATAAGATTCAAAAGGTTCTTTCAAAGTTTCTCCTAATAATAAAGATTTAAAGCCAGTGCAATCTATATATAAGTCAGCTGTGTATTTGTTATTTAATGACTTTATTCCATTTTCATCTTGTTCAATAGAAACAATATCTTCTTGAATATGTTTTACACCTTTTGGTATTGAATAGTTATCTTTAAGCCAAGTTGCAAATTTAGATGCGTCAAAATGATAAGCGGTGTCTTTTTTAAAATCAAAAGGTAAAAAACCTAATTCATTATAAAAACATTTATTTTGATTAACCAATGCCATTTGAGGATAATGACAATCTACATAATCTGAGTAAGGAACTTTCGGATAAAGAAATTTTTTAAACCACCAATCATTAAGATCTGCTTTATTCCCAGAAGTAAAAGGTGCTCCAAATGGATAATGAAAAGCTTCTCCTTTTTTATAAAAATCCGTGAATTTAATACTTAATTTATAACTACCATCAGTGTGTTTTAAAAAATGTTTATCATCTATTCCTAAAAAAGTAGCCCAATTCTTTATACCTCCAATTGTACTCTCTCCAACACCAACTGTAGGTACATTAGGTGACTCAATTAGAGAAATATTATAATTAGGAAATACTTTTATTAAAGTTGAGGCTGTCATCCACCCAGCAGAGCCGCCACCTACAACAATTATATTTTTCATTTTTTTAAACCCCATTTAATTTTTAACCATATTCTTTCATGAATATAATAATCTATACTTAATAAAAAATGTAAAGCTATTGCAAAACCCGCTGAATTTAAAAGATTGCCTGTAAAAATATAAGTCCATATAATAGTAAATATTAAAGCAGTTATTCTATAAGTTATCATTCTAACTATTGTTCTTTTTTTAGTTTCCATTTTATCTAAATTGACTTCCTAAATTCCAAATCACTAGTGAATATCTTGTTCCTCTTGTAACAGGTCTGACTTGATGCCATACAAAAGAAGGAAATACAACTAAAGATCCTTTTTCAAATATTTCTTTACAAGTTACTATATTTTTTTTCTTTTTTTGATTATAAAAATCAAATTGAAGTTCTCCTCCCTTATATTCTTTTGGATCTGACAATGAAACTGTTACAGATAATTTTCTTATTTTTCCGTGTTTTGTCAAATCATTTGGGGTATTATAGGGAGAATGAAAACTATCACAATGCCAATGATAATATTGATTTAATTTATATTTTGTAAATTGACACACTTCTGAAGTGTCCCATTGAAAATTCCAACCTGAGTCTTTGTTTGCTTGATTAACATAAGGTATAATTTCATTATATATCCATTTATCATCTAGCCAAGCTACGTTTGAATTTCTAGTTTTTTTTAAAATTTTTTCTTCTTCTTTAGTAAGATTTTTATTTTTAGTAAAACCACCTATTACTGCTAATTCTTCCCGTTGTTGGTTTCCGTGTTTTATAATTTCATCGCATATTCTTTCTGGAATAGCTTTTTTAAAATAATAATAGTAATTATTTAAATTCATTGTGGGTAGTATATATATTCTAACTCTGATCTTTGTATAACATTTTTAGCATCTAGTAAAGTCTCAACTAAAGGTTCTTTTGCTAAGTTAAATGATGTATTTAACAAAATTGGAACATTAGTTTTTTTATAAAATTTAGTAATCAATTCATAAAATTTTGGATTTTGTTTATAAGACAATGTTTGTATTCTACATGTATTATCTACATGAACAATGGAAGGTATTTTTTCAATAGCTTGTTGTTTGGCATCTACTGCAAAACTCATAAACGGAGATTCTTTTAAAGTAGCTATGTCAAACCAATCATGGACATATTCTAGTAATATTGTTCCAGCTAACGGTCTCCACCATTCTCTTTTT